TTATTTGATGGCACGCAAGAAAGAATCAGTTACCTCGCTAGCTACTTCGTCTTTGATGTGTGTGTATTTTTGTGTCATATAAGATGTTGAATGTCCTAATGCAGCTGCCATGTGTTCGACAGGAACACCAGCGATTTGTCCTTGAGTAGCAAAGAAATGTCTCATCGTGTGAGGTGTAACATAGATATTTGTTTTGTCACTTACTTTTCTAAAAGCGTAAGCGATATGAGAATAACCTATCGGATTTCCTTTGTGATTTTTTGTTTTCATTCCTGTATCAACAAAAATAAAATCACCTTGACCTAAAATCCTGTTGGTTTCCTTGGCGATTTGTCTTGAAAGTATCATAGCTTTCTGCAAGAGTTCCGTCGTTTCTTCATCAACTAACACATAACGTTCAGAAGTCTTTGTTTTCATTCTGCCACCTTCTGGACGTCTGCTAGTCCGACTTTCGTCAAGGAATATTTTAAAACGTCCGTCAACTAATGATAGCGAGCCGAATTTAACCCCTAAAACCTCGCTTCTACGTAAGCCAAAATAAGTAAGTCTGACCATGGTATAATCATAACTGCTTAAGATTTCACGAGCACATTTATCCCAAATGCGGAAATCCTCTAAAGATAGCCGTTTCTTTTTTGCAGGAATGTCGCTTTTTCCGATGTAAATTCTTAAAATAGGGTTTTTATCTATGTAGTCGTTTATCACAGCGTCAGTCAGCATAGATTCAAAAAGAGCACTGATTTGAATAACGCTAGTTCTTGAATAGTTCTTTAACATACTAGATACGTATGCTTCATATTTCGTACGTTTAATATCTTTTAATAATGTCCTGCCAAATTGTTTGTGGAAATGATATTTGTACCAACTCATCTTTGTAGCTATCGTATCTGGCGCCCAACGACCTGTTTTGATACGATTCTCGCTGTATATCTGCCAGTAATCGTCCACAGTCATGTTTTTGCGTGGGTCATAGTCCCCATTTGCGATTTTGTTTTCGATTTCAGCAAGTGCTTGTCTGGCTTCTGCAAGAGTTTTCAAACCACTAGCACTTGCTTCTGTTTGCTTACCATTTAGTGTGAATTTTCGGCGAACGTAGTAGCGTTTACCTTTTTTAGTTTCGTATGTAAAAATGCTTGGATATTTTGTTTTGTTGCGTTTCATGTTTTTCTCCTTTGTTAAAAAATAGCTTCTGGACAAGGCTTTTTAACTAGAGAACTTTGACAATCACCCCCTTTAAATGATAAAATAGAATACAAGAAAACGCCCTTTTTAATGGCTTTTTCTTATACCAATTATTTTTTACCCTTACACTCAAAATTTGGTCGTGGAGAGTGTGAGGGATTTTTTTATTTTATTCACCGATGTAGTCACCAGTATTTGGGTCTATATAGCCTTGATCAATTCCCCATTGGACTTGGTCGTCATACCATTGTTGACGGGCTTGCTCGTCCGCTATTTCTTCGTCAGACGGATAATACCAGCCATACCCAGGAGTATAGCCGTATTGGTCTTGCGCCTGTTGAATTTGGTCTTGTGAAGGCGTATCTGGAGTAACAGGCTGTTGAGATTGTGAGTAGTCTTGCGCTGGCGCTTGTTCTTGTTCGGTAGAGCTTGGAACTTCTTGCGAACTATCAGTTTGGGCGCTAGATTGAGAAGTAGAAGAACTTGAAGAGGTACTGCTTGATGAAGTAGTGCTTTCTTTTTTGCTTGAACTTTTCTTAGTCGTTTGTGTTACTTTAACTTTGCTTGTCTTAGTAGTGGAACGCTTATTGTTGTGTACCACTACTAAGACAAGAATTAGGATCAGACACAATCCAACGATTACAGATAATTGTTTTTTAGTTAGTTTTTTCAAAAAAGATTTCATTTTTTAACACACCAGCTTTCAATCAGCATTCGCTTGCAATATTAACAACACGTTCTAAATCTTTTAGGTTTTTAGGCTTTGGTTCTTTGATGTAAGAAGAAAGAACTGAACCATCTTTTAATGTTATGCGAAGTGTTATTTTTTGAATCTTATCTCGTGTTGAAGCAATACCGACTAAAGCACCAACGTTACCAGCTACTAGGCTACCGATTGTTGCATTACGGATTGTATGACCTTTTTTAGTCTTGACATCCATATCAACATCAATTACATCATCGATTTTGCAATATCTCGGAAGAAGAGCGCCAATTCGTAATTGTCTGCTTTTGACGTCAACAGCTAGTATATCCGAGCTTGTTCCTAAAGTAGTTGAAAAACCGTGTTTCTTGTTTTGGTAAGCTAGATTTCCTAGTATTAATATAACTGTAGCGATGATAAGAATAATAAATAACATTTTTAAATCCTCCAAAAACTTAACTAATTAATTTCAAAAATTCTTCTTTTATGAGTTCTTCGTCAACCATGCTAGCTAAATCATATTTCTTCATGAATTGAACATAATTAAAGCTCTCGATTTCCTCTTTATCGCAACACGAAAGCTCTTCCTCTAAAATAGAATGAATCATCTTTCTATTTGCTTGAATTTCAAATAATTCTCGTCGTCTATCATATTGACTTGCGTCATGTTCTAAATGACCGAGTTCGTGGTAGATGACTTTTTTCTTTTCTCTTTCCGATAAGTTACTATTAATGTAAACCGTACGAAGCGGGGCGTAGTAGAACCCCGCTCTGTCCCATAGCTCAGGCGAATACTCGCACAGTTTAATATTATATTTTCTCACAATCTCATTTATCGTCACGTCCTGTCACTCCTAAAGAAAGCTCTATAATTTGAGCTATTTTATTTACATCATCATCAGACAATGGTTTTCCGTCAAATAATACGACATTTTCACGTAAATTTGAAAGGTCAATTTCCGTTCGTGTTTTTTCTTCCTCTAATCCCAAGAGGTATTCTGGACTGATATTTAATGCCCGGGCAAAATCATCAGCTTTGTTAAGTGGAAACTCCCTTGTTCTATTAAAATACCTTGACATAGTAGATTTTGCAATGCCGACCCGCCTTGCAAATTCGCTCATAGACATATGTTCTTCTTCTATCATATTTTGAATGAGCGAAATAATTTCTTCATTATTTCTCATTTAAATCCCTCTTTTATTATGTTTACGGAAACATTATAGCACCGTTCCCAAAAAAATACAATAAAAACACAAAAATATATTTTTTTGATATTTTTTTAAAAAAACTGTTGACAAACGGAAACAAAGAGAGTTATAATAAAACCGTTCCAGAAAGGGAACGAAAAAATAAATGAAAGGAGTAAGAAAAATGAAAGTGAATTTAAGACGTTTAAAAGCCGAACGAGTAGCTAGCGGCTTGTCACAAGAAGATGTAGCACATAAAATGGGCTGGAAAACACGCACACCATACGCTAAAAGAGAAAACGGCATTATTTCTATAGGTGCAGATGAACTCGCTGAACTTGTGGAAATTTTCGGACTGCCAATGGAAAAACTTCCTATTTTTTTTGAAAAAAACGTTCCCGAAAAGAAACATCTTTCTTTAGGTTAGAAAGGAGCATACATGAACGAATTAATTAACGTTACTTTAAACGAAAACCAAGAACCTGTTGTTTCAGGTCGTCAACTCCATCAAGCTTTAGGGCTTAAAACTCAATATACTAAATGGTTTGAACGTATGACCGAATACGGTTTTACCGAAAATCAAGACTATCTAGCTATTAGTCAAAAAAGACTAACAGCTCAACAAAATGAAACAACCTTTAAAGACCACGTTCTTAAATTAGACATGGCAAAAGAAATCGCAATGATTCAACGTACCGACAAAGGAAAAGAGGTTCGTCAATATTTCATCCAGATTGAAAAAGAGTTCAACAGCCCAGAAAAGCTAATGCAGCGTGCTCTTTTGTATGCGAACCAAAACATTTTAAAGCTTGAAACACAGCTTGAAGAGCAAAAGCCTAAAGTCATCTTTGCGGATGCTGTTAGCGCTAGTCATACATCTATTTTAGTAGGTGAATTTGCTAAGCTTATGCGCCAAAACGGCGTTAACATGGGGCAAAATCGTTCCGTTTTTAGAAAGTACACAAAAAGTAGAACGCATTGATACGTTCTTGGTTGAAACTTACTGTACGAACTATGAAATTTACAAGCTGGCGTACGAAGATATTAAAGAAAACGGTATTCAACAAGAAATTACAAAGCCTATTCAAGCACAAGGGTCTGGCGAGATTCTGGGCGAGCAATCGCTCGGTTTTAAAAAGAATCCAGCAGTTGCCACAATGAAAGACGCTGTAGATACCTTAAATAGAATCGGCGTTCAGCTTGGTTTAACCCCTAAAGGACGTCAAGAACTTATGGAGATTGCGGGTGAACAGTCAGATGAGGGTTCTATCAAGGACAAGATGAAAGAATTCTTTAAATAAAGGAGGTGAGGAAACATAGTCAAAATCGATTTAACAAAAACAAGAGATATAATCGGTGCTTATCAAAGTATCGATTTTTCTTTTATCCGTAAAAAATACACGGACGCTGGCACACAATATTGTTTTAATGTGTTAGACGGCAGAATAGTAGCTGGTTACAATATCAAATTGGCGTGTTTCCGCCACCTTAGAGACTTGCAAAGACAAGGGCAAGACGATTTCCCTTACATCTATTCTGTTGATGCTTTTAACCGTTTCTTGAAGTTCTTGTCATTAGTTCCGAATGTCGACGATTTGAGCAAGAAGCTAGAACCAATGGACTGGCAGTTATTCATTTTTAGCCAGATATTCGCTTGGTTTGATTTGGACGGCTTGCCACGATATGTCAATATCATTCTTTCAATGGCTCGTGCGCAAGGTAAAACTATGATAGCTGGTATCAGTCTTAACTATTCATTTTTAATTGAGACGATTGGACTTAGCAACCAAGACTTCCTTGTTAGCTCGCTGAACTTTGAACAGACAATGAAGCTCTATACGTATGTTAAGTCTATGATGTCACGAATTATTGAGAATGAGCCGTTCAAGTCGTTAGCAAAAGAAACTGGCTTGCAACTGTACACACGAGAAATCAAAGCGACGGTTGATAGCAATAGCATTCAGACTATTTCTTTTGAATCTGGTAAGTTCGATAGTAAGCACTTTAAACTGGCTGTCGCTGATGAAGTCGGTGAGCTTAGAAGTGACGAGGGAATATCTAAAATCACATCTGGGCAAGTTAACACAGAGGGTTCACGATTCATTGAAATATCAACATCTTATCAGACGCCAGATGTACCATTTCACCAAGAGCAGAAAAAGCTTATTGAAATTATGGAACGTGATTACGACAGAGCAGGAGACGACCAGCTCTGCTTGATTTGGTCGCAAGATAATTTGGAAGAAACGTTTGAGCCAGAAACTTGGGCTAAAAGCAATCCGCTTTTGAATCATCCAGAGCTAAAAGACAGTCTTATGAAAGGCTTACTTTCCGAACGTGACAAGAAAATGCTTATGGGTAAGCTAGCGGATTTCCAAGTTAAGAATATGAATTGTTGGCTACTTGCTGATAGTAATAGTTTTCTTGACTTGAAAGACATTGAAAATGCGGTCGTTTCTGATTTTGATATACGTGGCAAGCGTGTCTATATTGGGCTTGACGCTTCAATGTTTAGTGATAATACGGCAATCGGCTTTGTTTATCCGTATTTGGGTGATGACGGCAGTCAGAAATGGCATGTAGAGCAACACAGCTTCATTCCATGGCAACAAGCAGGCTCGCTTGAAGCTAAAATGGAGCAAGACGGTGTCAATTATCGTGAACTTGAACAGAAAGGCTACTGTACAATCACAAGCCACCCGCAAGGGCTAATTAACCCAGAAGAAGTCTACCGCTGGTTAACAGATTATGTCGAGGACAACGCATTGGACGTTGTCTTTTTTGGTTACGACGCTATGGGCGTGTCTAAGATTATCAAAGCATTAGAAGCTAACACAAGCTTTCCTCTAATGCCTATCAGACAACGCACAAGCGAGCTTAAAGACCCTACAAAGTTCTTGCAAACGCTGTTCATTGAGGGCAATATTACACGCATTGATGATGAAATCATGCGTAAGGCTTTGATAAATGCGATTATCAAAGAGGACAATATAGGTATTCAAGTAGACAAGATGAAATCTACTTACAAAATTGACGTGGTGGACGCGCTTATTGACGCTTTCTATGATGGTATGTATGCCTTTGAAGATTACGCTATCACGAACAATCCAACATGGAAAGTAGAACACATGTCGCAAGAAGCGGTTTTAGATTGGCTTAAAAACCCAGAAAGTGGCATGTTAGATGACTATTAGAGGTAAAAAATAACAATGATTTTAAAGTTTTTTAAAGCAATTTGGAGTGTTTTTGACGTCATTATGTTCATTTTAGCGGTGATTTCCGCTAATTTAACGACTTATTATCAACAGCACATTGCTTTTGGTATTAGCATGACAATTACATTCGTTTTAGTTGGTTTAGCTAGCGAACTGATTTCTGGAAAAGGAGAAAAATAGTGGTAACGGCAATTTTAAACGCAGCAATGGCAATGGTTGGACTATTTGCATTTTTGATTTTTCTATTTTTGAGCATAATTGCATTTATTTTTGTAATCGCAATTGTTTATGGACTGATTGACGTGATTGTGAAAGAGTTCAAGCACAAATGGTAAACTTGCTACTTAGAAAGGGGGTGAGACTATTTGCCGATTTTTAAATTTATGAATCAAGCAACGGAAAGTCCACCAGCCACTAGCCAAAGTGGCATTTTTAGTACAGAAGATTATGACTTCCTAAAGGCTAACTTAACTGGTAACGAATGGGTGTCGGCAACAAGTGCTTTGCGTAATTCAGATTTATTTGCAGTCATCAATCAATTATCAAGCGATTTAGCGACAGTTAAGCTGACGGCTGCTAAAAAGCAAATGCAAGGTATCATTGATAACCCGACTAATAACGCCAATCGTTATGGTTTTTATCAATCAATCTTCGCACAATTGCTTTTGGGTGGTGAAGCGTTCGCTTATCGCTGGCGAAATGAAAACGCTAAGGACGTGAAGTGGGAATATCTTCGTCCATCACAAGTAACATTCAGTAGTTTAGATTATGAAAACGGTCTTTACTACAATATTTCGTTTGACGACCCAGCGATCGGAACTAAAACGTACGTTCCGCAGGAAGATGTTTTGCATTTCCGTTTGCTTTCCGTTGATGGTGGTAAGACAAGCGTTAGCCCGCTTATGGCTCTAACCCGTGAAATGAACATTCAGAGAGCAAGTAGCAATTTAACTATTAACTCTTTGAACAATGCGCTTAACGCCAACGGTATTTTGAAAATCAAGAACGGTGGTTTACTGGATTTTAAAACCAAACAAGCACGTTCACGTCAAGCCATGAAGCAAATGCAAGGTGGTCCTTTGGTACTAGATGATTTAGAAGAATTCACGCCGTTGGAAATCAAATCAAACATTGCCCAATTGCTTAGTCAGACCGATTGGACTAGTAAGCAGTTTGCCAAAGTTTATGGCATTCCAGACAATTACGTTGGGGGTCAAGGCGACCAACAATCATCACTTGAAATGACATCAAGTGCTTACGCTAAGGCTGTAGCTCGCTATATGCGACCATTCCTAAGCGAGCTTAAGAATAAGCTTTCAAGTGATATTGACGCTGATTTCTTCCCAGCGGTTGACCCAATGGGGGCAATCTACATCAAGCGTGTCACAGAGCTTATTGCTAGCGGTGCTGTTACGCAAAATCAAGGCTTGTACATGTTGCAACAAGCGGAAGTCATACCGCAAAACTTACCAGAACCAAATCAGCCAGAAGCTGATGATGGAATATTGAAAGGGGGTGAAGAAGATGGGCAAGATTGATATTAAAGGTGATGTCGTTAGTAATGATTATGGTTCATTCTTTGACTTTTGGGGAATTGATAGTGTCTATCCTAAGAAAGTTCAACAAGCATTAGCAGAAGATGACGACGACGAAATCACACTTGAAGTAGCTTCGAATGGTGGTGACGTGTTCGCTGCTTCCGAAATCTATACTATGTTAAAAGCGAGTGGAAAACATATTACGGTCAACATTCAAGGGTTGGCAGCGTCCGCCGCTTCTGTTATTTCAATGGCTGGCGACACGGTGCGCATTAGTCCGACAGCACAATTAATGATTCACAAAGCTGCTAACGATAATTCTGGTAACGCTGATAGTATGCGTAAGAACGCAGAAGTACTTGAAAGCATTGATAGTTCAATCGTTAACGCATATGTGCTTAAAACGGGACTAAAAGATACGGAAGTTTTGCAACTTATGCAAAATGAAACGTGGATGAACGCTCAAACAGCTGTTAGCAAAGGCTTTGCTGATGAAATTATGTTCGTTGATGATAATGAACCGCTATATACAAATAGCATTCATCAATTGCCAACCAGAGAAGCTCTTAACAAGTTCTATAACATGCAACTTAAAGAGAATCAAAACAAATTGGATAATCTTGAATCATTCGAAATTCGAGTTGAAAAACCAAGCCAACCTACAAACTCATTGAAAGAGCGTAAGTTGGCTATTTTATTAAGAAAATAAGAGAGGAAAACAAATGAATATTAACGAACTTAACAATCTTTGGATTGAAGCAGGTCATCAAGTAGAAGACCTTAACGAAAAAATGAATGTTGCGTTGCAGAATGACAATTTTTCGGAAGAAGAATTTAAAAATCTTAAAGAAGAACGTGATACGGCTAAAATGCGCCGTGATGAATTGAAAAATCAATTGGAAGAAGCGCGAACAAATGCACGAGTTCAAGACGTTTTGAAAATGGATGATAAAGACGTGAAATTAACATCAAAAGAAAAAGTAGTCAAAGACGCTTTCATCAAAAACTTTAAAGCGCTGGTTACTGGTCATTTCAGCAATGCTTCTTCACCAGCAACAACTGGTCTAATGTCATCAAGTCGCGAAGACAATACAGCCGGGAACGGTGGTTTGACTATTCCAAAAGACGTTCGCACAGCCATTATTCAATTGACACGTCAATATGATAACTTGCAAGACTTAGTAACAGTCGAAGCAACAGAAGTCCCAGAAGGTTCACGTAATATTGAAACATTTAGTACTATTACACCACTTCAAAAAGTGGATGATGAGGATACAGACATCAAAGACTTCGAAAGTCCAAAAGCTAAACTTATCAAATATGCAATTAGCGAATTTGCTGGCGTTATCACAGTTACTAACTCTTTGCTTAAAGATAGTGCTGAAAATATTTTGGCATGGCTTGAAGATTACGTAGCTAAAAAAGTGGTTGTTACTCGTAACGCAGCAGTAATTGACATTTTGGGTAAAGCTCCTAAAAAAGCCACTCTTACAACTTGGGACGACATCAAAGACTTGTACTATGATATTGACCCAGCGCTTCGTTCAAACGGTATTTGGGTAACTAATACAGCTGGTATCAAAGCACTTGCCAAAGTCAAAAACAACGACGGTGACCCTGTACTTCAACACGACCCTACACAAGAAGATGTCTACCTAATCGAAGGTAAACGAATTCGTGAAGTAGCTGACCGCTGGTTATCAGACACAGCTAAAGACACACACCCACTTTATTTTGGCGATTACAAAGCATATGCGACATTGTTTGACCGTGAACACATGGAACTTGCTTATTCTGATTCGGCAGGTAACGCATTCTATCGTAATCAACGTAAATTGCGTGTGATTGACCGCTTCGATATCCAAGTCGTAGACGAAGATGCAATCGCTGTTGGTTCGTTTTCAAAAATCGCTGACGTAGTGCCAACAGCTAAAACTGAAACGGCAGGAGCTTAAGAGAGGTAAAAAATGAGCGTTACCAAAGAACAAATTATGCTGACATTAAACCTTGATGAAAGCGACGATTTGACGCTTATTCCAGCATATATTACAACAGCCGAAACCTATATCAAGAACGCTGTCGGTAACGCTGACGGCTTTTTTGAGCAAGAGAACGTCAAAGACCTATACGATACAGCAGTAATAGCGCTAGCAAGTGCATATTACACGTATCGTGTGGCTTTGGCAGATACTATGGCTTATCCTATCGATTTGACCTTGAACAGCATTATAGGGCAATTACGTGGCTTGTACGCTGTCTATTGTGAGGAGACATCAAATGGCTAAAAAATATCCACCAACCGACTTTAGGCACACTGCCGAGTTCGGGACGTATAAATCAGTAGCTAACCCTTATACGGGTGTTAGCGTGCCTAAGTTTGTATCAAAGTTTAAATTGCACTACAAGTCGAATACACGCACTCTAAACCAAGAGTATTTAGCGGTGCAAGCAGGCTTTAGTGAAACTAGGGTGATTGTCATAAGACACAATATGAACGTTAAAGAGGGTATGCAGGCTCGTTTAAACGGGGAACTTTACGACATTATCAAAACAAGTCCAGATGATAATTTTGGTTTTTCAAATTACGATTTCTTAACACTTAAGAAATCTGAAAAGGTAGGTAGTAAATAATGGTTGGCTTAGATGAAGCTTTGGAAGAATGGTTGAAAACAGTTCAAAACATCGGGGAGTTAACGCTTGCGGAACAATCGAAGATTACACAGGCAGGGGCAGAAGCTTTCAAAGATGAACTGGCAAAAGCGACAAAAGCGAAACACTATTCGGACCATAAAGACCCCACATACGGGCACATGGCAGACGGCTTAACAGTTCAAGGTACTGGCGTTGACGGCAAGAAAAACGGTAAATCAACCGTTGGTTGGGAAAATCGCTATCATGCGCAAAATGCTAGACGATTGAACGACGGCACAAAGTTATATCAAGCAGACCACTTCGTAACGAACGTTCAAAATAGTAGTGAAGTAAGAGAAAAGGTGCTACTAGCCGAAAAAGAAGAATATCAAAAAATTATGCAAAAGAAAGGAGCTAAATAATGTTAGCAACACTAAAACTAAAGAATCTAATTGACGGCAAAGAATTTGGTGAAATAAGCGAAGTGTATGCAAACAACTTGCCTAAAGAGGTTCAAGAAAATACTGATAAGACAATTGTGCTGTTAAGAGAATCTGGCGCTTTTCTTGATATGTTTGGTAATGATAGCTTTTTCGGCAAAACGAATCAAATCGAAGTTCAGATTTTTTATAAATTAGATATTGATTTTGATTTAGAGGAATTCGAAACAAGATTGATGAAATCTCTTGTTTCAGAGCATTACAAAATTACAGATGTTAGAGAGCACACACTAGACCCCGACACATTACAGATGACGGTGGTCTTTTATGTTGCTCACGAAAATTTATTAAAAGGAGAATAACTACATGGCAATTGTTGGTTTGAAAATGGTTACACTAGCATTAGTTGACCCAAAAACACAAGAACTAATTAAAGGTGAGCAAGGTTTGTCGGCTTCTGGAATTCTTGAAGTTGATAGCTCTATGCTCGGTACTAAAACAGCGAACATCACTAGCTTAGAGGGTTCAGTAACTAAAATTCCTGGTAATAACGCAGTTCAAGACGTTACTAGCGCCCCAGGTTCACCACAAGTCGCATTCGACTTCAACAACCTTGAATTTGAAACAAAACAAAAAATTTTAGGTTTTAAATCTGACGGCAAGGGTGGATATGCATTGACTGGTGAGAAGCCACACGTAGCAGTCATGATTGAATCACAAACACTTGATCGTGCGAATTCAATTTATTTCTGCTTTGCTAACGGCATTATGCAAGAAACAGCGCAAAATATCGGTACAGATACTGATACGGCACAAACTCGTGAAGACGATAATATGACATATAGCGCACTTTCGGCTAAAGCATTTGGTGGCGAACCATTTAAGAAATATTATTCTGGCGCCGCTGATTTTGACAAAGAAAATATGCTCAAAACAGTATTTGGTGGTTACACAGCTACAGCTTCAGAAACTCACTAATTTTTTAGCTTGGATTCGAAGTCCAAGCTTTTATTTTTAATTTAAGGAGAAAGAGACAATGGAAATCAAAAAAATCAAAATCCCAGAGCTAGGCAAAAAAGCATTTCAAGTGTTTACAAGCAATCGTAATATGAAACGAGTTGCGGAATATCAGTTGGCGGTTTTAAAAATCAGTGAATCGATTGAAGAAAAAGGCGCTTTGGAACAAGCAGAAGCACAAATCAAAACTGTAGACGCTATGTTGAGTTTCATTCGAGCTATTCTTGACCTTGACGATGAAACTTACGAAAAATTGCTTGACCTTGATTATGCACGTACACAAGAAATCTCTGAAAAACTTATTGGTTACATGTACGGCTTGTCTGATGAAGATTTGAAAGAAGCAGCAAACGCAGGTACTGCCGACCCAAAAGAAGCATAAGCGAACAAATCTTCGATTTAGAAAACCGAATTGAAGATTTTAAGCTTATTGCTAAACAAGCTTTGATTAACTTCGGCTGGACGATTGAAGAGTACAACAATGCTGATTATTACGATTTCATGGAAATCTTAAGTGCGAAAGAAGTCAAAGACAGGGTAGTTGACCCAATGTCTCTTTTGTAAATTTTGAAGGAAAGGAGGAATAAAATACAATGGCAAAAGTACAAGCTACCATGTCAACTGAAATAGCGCTAGATACGTTGCAGGCTGCTAACTCTATCAAGAAAATCACGCAACTTGTTAACAGTTCTACAAGCGCTTGGAAAGCACAAGAAAGCCAATTGCGTGCTACTGGTGATTATTTAGGCGCAGCGCAAGCTAAATACGACGGTCTCGGTAATTCTATTCAACAACAGAAATCTAAAATTGAGCAGTTGAAGAAAGAACAGTCAGAATTAAAGGGAAATACGTCAGAAACGGCTGAACAATACCTAAAATATCAACAACAAATCGACCAAGCCACAACTAAGTTAGCTTCTATGGAAGCGCAACAACAAAAGGCAAAGCAGAGTGTTGATTATTACAAATCTGGTTTAGCTGATTTACAGAAAGAATATCGGCAACAAAACGAACTATCAGAAACCCATATCAAACGCCTACAAGCAGAGGGAAAAGAAGATGAAGCCAATCAAGAAAAGCTGAAACTTTTAAAAAGTTCAGTAGCTAATCTAAACAAGCAATATGAAGCACAAGAAAACATGCTGAAAAAGGTTGCTGAAAAATCTGGAAAAACTAGCGATGAATATAAGCTTCAAAAGAAACGTTTAGATGAAACCGCTATTAGCATTGCGAAATCAAAAAACGAAATTCAAGAGTTCAATTCAGCTTCTGATAAGATTAAGCCAAGTATTTGGTCTAAATTGAGGGAAAAAATTTCAAAAACAAATCAAGAATTAGACCAGACACACAAAGTAACGTCACGGCTGAAAGATTTTATTTCTGGAGATTTGATAGCGTCCGGAATCCAAAATATTGCAAATTCTGCTTGGAATTGGGCAAAGGGTGGCTATGCGGCGGCAGAAGCGGCGGTACAAGCTGGTGAGAAATGGAAAGCTTTAGGCTTTGATGACGCAGGCATACAGCGTGTTAACACCTTGACGAAAGAAATTAAATACAATAGTTCTCTTGCTGGTGGTAGCATTACAGCAATGATTCAGAAGTTCTATGGCATGACTGGGTCATTAGATACTACCGAACGGCTTACGAAAGGTATCGCAGCCTTATCCGACCAATTGAAGTTAAGTTCAGAGCAATCAGACGGCTTTGTGGCGACTTTGAGTAAGATTGAAGCTACTGGGAAACTCGCTTCTGGAACGTTAAATAAATTGGAAAAGGCGGCGCCTGGTGTATCTGTTGCGTTGGCTAACGCAATGGGAATGACACAAGAACAGTTTAATAAAGCTGTTGCAGACGGCAAAGTGACATCTGACAAGCTCAACGAGGTTTTGGGTAATATGTCAGATAACTTTGAAGCTTACGGTCAAGCCTATCAAAAGACCGCCGAAGGTTCTAGGAAGAATTTAACGCAAATTTTTGATGATACACGCAAATCTTTGATGAAACCGCTAGTGCAAGTGTCATCAACAGGGCTTAGTGAATTAGCTGAATTGTTACAAAGTGACAATATTCAAGGATTGGTAACTAAAGCTGGTGAACAGATTGGTAATCTTGCAAATAAAACAGTTGATTTTTTAAAATATATCACCGACCACAAAGAAGATATAGGAAGTATTATTGACAACCTTATCACTATCGGAAAAATCTTTGGTATGGCTGTTTGGGATACCGCCAAAAGCGTAATAACAGCAATTTCCGACAGAATTAACGATATGAGCGGTAATCTTAAAAAAACAAAAGACCCGTTGAAGTCATTGTCAAGCTCTTTAGAAACTATTGCTAATCACAAAGAAGCTATCGAAAAAGCAGGAACAATTTTCTTTTGGTATTTTGCTTCAACTCGTGCAGCTAAAGGAGTTCTAGGAGTTGTTAAAAATATCAGAATGGTCATTACAACGCTTAAAGGGCTTGCAACCGTCGCAATGATGAATCCTTTTGCGACTTTAGCCGTTGCCATTGTCGGAATAACAGTTGCTTTTGTCGAATTGTACAAACACAACAAGAAATTCCGTGATTTCTGTGACGGAATCGCTAAATCTGTTAAAGACGGTATAGGCAGTGCTATTAAATGGGTGAAAGATAAGTTTGACAGCATGTCTAAAGGTTGGAAGAACTTCAAGAAGTCAATTTCAGACGGAACAGACAAGATTGTCAAGGGCATAAAAAGCGGCGCGAAGAAAGTCGGCGATTTCTTTAAGAGTGTCGGCAAGACTATTAAAACCGTTGTAACAACCATTGCTAAAATCTTAATTTTTACTAATCCAGTCGTTTTAGGCTTTGCCTTGATGTACAAAGAAAGTGCAAAATTCCGCAAGTTCGTTAAGGGCATTGTTAACTTAGTAGGTGACCTCAAAGACGGTATTTCCAAGAAAACCAAGGAAATCAAGAAAGGCTGGGATAAACATTGGGATAAGACCAAGAAAACAGCTTCTAAAACGTGGAACGGCATAAAAGACAACGCTAAAGAGAGTACAGAGAAGCTAGCTAAGACAATTAAAGAGAAACATGACGAAATCCACGACAAATGGTCTAAAACTTGGAAGAAATCGAAGAATTATCTTTCCAACAAGTGGGACGAAATCAACGACGAATCCAAGAAGAAATTTGGTAAGGATTTCAAGAGCTTAGTTTTTGATAATTTGGACAAAATCGGAAATAAATTTCAAGATGTTTGGAACAGCATTAAAGACGGATTTGGTAAGATGTGGGACGGTCTAAAACAATTGGCTGGCGACGGTATTAATGCAGTTATCAAGATTCCAAACAGCGGTATCGACGGTATTAACCAACTTATTCATGATTTCGGCGGTCCTAAAGAATCAATTAGTAAGATTCCTAAAGTCAAGTTCGCAACTGGTACTGGTTTCTTTAGCAATTATCGTAACCCAATCACTAGACCAACGCTTGCTACACTAAATGACGGTAACGACAGCCCAGAAACCAACAACCAAGAAATGGTTATCTTGCCAAATGGCAAAGCAGTCTTACCACAAGGCAGAAATGCTCAAATGCTTCTTCCAGCTGGTTCAGAAGTGCTAAATGCTAGTGAATTGGCTATGCTCACAGGTCTAAACAATCGTCAAGCATTTGCCAAAGGTACAGGCTTCTGGTCTAAAATCTGGAACACAGCTACTAGCGTAGCAGGTTCGGCTTGGAACGGTCTAAAAGACGGTATAGATAAGTTTACCAAGATGTTAAGCTTCATCACCGACGCAGTCACAGACCCAGCAGGCACACTCGCTAAGAAATTTAGTCCAAATTCAAACGGATTAGACGGTATGTTTAAGCATTTAGGTAATGCGCTTTACAAGAAGCCAATCGAAAACGCCAAGAATTGGTGGTCTGAACTTTGGTCTATGGCTAAAGAAAAAGCTTCACCAGAAATAGAAGCGGGCATGATTGGTGATGACTACCAATTCAAAGACAGAGGTGCTGATAGTGGCGCTGACCCTTGGGGATACTTCTTCAAGGAATGTGTTTCGTTCGTTGCGTCTCGCTTGAGCAATCAAGGGGTTAACGCTAGTCTGTTCAGCCATCTTGGCAATGGTAATATGTGGCTTAACGCTCATGTCCCGCACAGTAGCACGCCACGCCCTGGTATGGTTGCGGTCTATGCTAAAGACGGTCAAAACCACGTATCAACGGTTTCTGGTGTATCTGGTAGCTCGTTTAGTGGTGAAGAGTACAACTATGCAGGTAGTCATGCTTATCACGCTTTTGCTAATCGTCCTATTTCAATGGTCGACACATTCCTTGACTTTGGCGTTCAAGTCGCAGATAAAGCCAAGGAAGAAAGCTCACCACTCCGCAAGCTTATTAAGAGCCAAGTTGGCGGTATGTTCGACTGGATTTCCAAAATCTTAGCGCCATTAAATGGTGAAGGTGGCGGAACTCTTGATAATCCGCAAGGCGGAAACGTTGAGCGTTGGCGTGAGTATGTCGTAAAAGCGTTGAAAGCTAATGGTTTACAAGCCACAGCGCACCAAGTCAACAGCTGGATGCGTTTAATTCAGCGTGAATCAAACGGCGACCCGCACGCTATTAACTTGTGGGATAGCAATGCAAAAGCAGGTCATCCGTCTAAAGGGCTTGCACAAACTATTGATAGCACATTTAACGATTACAAGTTTGCAGGTCATAACGACATTTACAACGGTTACGATAACTTGCTTGCAGCAATTAACTACATGAAGAACTGTTACGGAACGTCAGACGCAGCCTTTACACGAGTTGCAAGCTATGGCTATGCAAATGGTGGGCTAGTGTCTAAAAATGGTGTGTACGAGCTCGCAGAGGGCAATATGCCAGAGTATGTGATACCAACAGATATTGCAAAACGTGGCAGAGCTTGGCAATTGCTAAGCGAAGCAGTAAGCAGATTCGCAGGAGAAGCACCACAAGACCGCACTTCTAATGCAAGCGGTGATTCATCACTTGCTAAGCTAGAAGCTAAGTTTGATACAGTAATCAGCTTGCTTACACAGCTTGTGGCAAACGGTGCTAACCCAATTGAACTCCGCAATATTATTGACGGACAAGGACTGGCTAACGGCTTAGCGCCTTATATGTCAACGGCGAATACAAATTACGAACGCAGACAAGCGTTCTTAGGGGGTGAAATTATTTGATTGGTATAAGCGTTAAGTATGGTAATGACGAACTGATTTCAGCTCTTAACGGATTAGGGGGAAACGCCGTCGTTACTGACGTTAACAGAAATATAGCGTCAACATTCAACAATACCTATCAAGACCAAGGAAATCATCGTTACGGGCAACAATTCTTATACAATACGCTTTCGGTTAAGCAAATCACAGTCACAATTAAATTGATTGGTGATTCCGCATTCTTTAATAAAGTCGCTGAAACAATCGGTGGCTTTTTAAATACGACGGAAACTAAAGAATTGATTTTTGGCGACGAGCCCAATAAGGCTTGGAAAGCTTTGCCAAGCGGTCAACCAACACTAACAGTCGACAATAGCACGTCACCACCAACAGCAACGCTAACGGTCACCTTTGATGTACCAAAAGCGTATGCCGAAAACAAGGTAGCAGCATTGGTTGATACGACTAATAACAGCGCTTATGGCTCAATCACGAAGATTGATAACAGTCATTATAAAGCTAAGCTTAAAAATCTTGGGACAGCAACCGCTTATCCTAAAATCAAAATTAAGCACAATGGCGACAACGGTTGGATTGGTGTTGTTAGTTCAAATGGAACTTACGAAGTTGGCGACCCGGAAGAGATTGACAAGAAACCAGCGCAGAAGTCAGAAACGCTTATTTTATACAATGGCAATTCTGGCATTTTGAGCGGTTTTTCAAATGCTACAAAGAACAAAGCTATCAGTAACGACAGTAGCGAGAACACACAAAAAGCCACGCTTAACACGCAGAGTGTTTGGGGGCGCTATCACGTTTTCATGGATGGACGAAGCACAATTGCTAACGGTGGTAGCTCGCAGTACGGTGGTTTGACTTTTGATATTCCAGCGGATTCGCAAGGAAACAGAGGGTCTTTACATGATTATATTTGGTGGCGTCAAGTTTTTTGGCTTGGTCTGGCTAAGCAGTATGGCTTTCTAAAAATCATTGTGACTGATACGTCTGATAAGTTTTTGTACGGTGTTGAAAGCATGAAACGGCATGCAGGTCTTGAATGTGAATACAACATGATGGTGACTGACGGTAACGGTGGCTATCAAGTTATCGAAAGGCGAAAATTCATAGGAACACATTTAGATGCACACAACCCATTCAATAGTACCCGTGGTTGGTCTGACATTGTCCGTGATGATGATTTCATTCATTTCTATTGGTGGGGTTCACGTATCAAACGACAAGTCCCAGCTTTGAAAGGCAAGAAATCAAACAAGATACATGTTATCTTTGGTGCTTTGCAAGATAAGCCATTGGTAACACACATGTATCTTGATGAGCTGCTTTATCAAAAGAACTATGTTGATTATCTGGAAGATGTTCCGAATCGTTTTGGTATGGGTTCGGTCTATGAAATGGATATGGCGACAGGTAAACCGACACGAAACGGTATCAACATTATTGATGAATGTACAAGTATTTCTGAACCGTTTGGAATTCCAGTCGGTGAAAGTGAGCTTGATATTTACTTGTCAAGTTGGAATGAGAAAGAACCAGGTATTGAAATTAGTTGGAACGAGAGGTATGTTTAATGCAAATTTGGGTTCATGATACAAGAATGCGCAAGGTAACAGCAATAAACAACGCTATACCTCGCATGCTATCGTTTTACAATAGTACGTGGCATAGGTATCTACCACAAGCAACGAACACCTTTGATTTCACCATTCCTAAACTATACAGCGGAAAATTACACGAAGATTTAAGCTTTATCAATGATAGAGCTTATTTTTCTTTTCGTAATCAAGGTAAAGACTATGTGTTTTATGTTGCGAACATGGTCGAAGATGATTTCAGTATCCAACTGACTTGTAATGATACGAACTTAGAGCTTAATAACGAGCAAGCTAATGCGTTTAGTAGTGACAGTGCACAAACGCTCGCATGGTATTTGGAACACATGGATTTGTTGGCTTTTACGTCGTTGAAAATTGGTATAAACGAGATTTCAGACCGCAAACGCACACTAACATTTGATTCACAAGAAACGAAGCTAGCACGTTTGCAATCGTTGATGTCACAATTTGACGCAGAATACGAGTTCGTAACAGAACTAAACAACAATGGTACGTTTAAGCAAATCACTTTGAATATTTACCAATCACCAGACAGCACGCACCACGGCGTGGGTAAGGTGAGAAGCGACGTCTTGCTTTACTATGGCAACGACGTTAAGGGTGTACAAGTTACAACTGATAAGACACAGCTATTTAACATGGCAGTCTTTACAGGTCAAGACGGACTTTCTATGAAAGATGTCGAACGTTCAGACAAGAACGAGGACGGGAAAGAAGAATTTTACACCCGCAAAGGCAGCGAAGCGGTATATGCCCCACTTTCAGCCGAGATGTACCCGTCAACGTTGCGAGATGGTGATAACTGGACAAGAAAAGACTTTCAAACGGAATATACAGACGTTAACGATTTAACAGCGTACGCATTCCGCACAATGAAGCAATATGCTTATCCGATTATCACATATACCGCAAGTGTTCAATCTAGCTTTTTAGGCAATTACAGCGATTTAGCGCTTGGTGATACTGTTAAAATTTACGACGGCAATTTTGTGGGCGGTCTCGCTTTAGAAGCTCGTGTAACAGAACAAATTATCAGTTTCGATAATCCAAATAACAATTCGCTTGTATTCTCGAACTATGTCAAGCTTAAGAATACTGTTTCGGCGACATTGCAAAAGCGTTTGGCAGAGCTAGTCGAAGCTAACACGCCTTACACAATTAAATTAGCAAAAAATAATAGCCTTATCTTTAAAAACGGGCAAGGTGAAACGATTATCACCCCAAGTCTTTATAAAGCCGATAAGCTTATCACGGCTGATGTAACATGGCGCTGGTCTTTAGATGGCAATGTCACAATTGGCATGACATACACCGTTAAGGGTGCAGAAGTCACTGAACAGTCAGTCTTGACAGTAGCAGCGTACATTGGAAATGACGAAGCTTCGGTAACTGAAATCGATGTCGTCAATGTTAACGACGGTGCAAACGGCGCAGACGGTGCTAAAGGTGATAAGGGTGATGATGGTAAAGACGGTAAGGACGGACGAGGTTTAGAGCGTTCGGAAGATTTTTATCAGTTGACGTCAATAGGGACAGCACCAAGCTATCCAATGGTCGGTGGTCGTAACTTGCTAAGAAATTCCAAAGGTCCATTTAAGCCAAATGCTAATAAAATTGACAACTGGCAAAGATTTGAGAACACCTATGTTTACCTTGAAAATGGAAAACAATACGTTTTGAGTGGTGAAACTGACGGTAATTTTACAAGTATATATGATAGTTTAAAAGAATCTGATAATGTTGTGCTTTGGCTAGTTAATCCCAACACAAGTTTTAATAAGATTATGTCCGACGATAAGACCGGAACGACTGGAACTGTATTCACTTGGAACAGCGCAAGCGGAACTTATCAACTACGTGTCAACACATATCGCACAGTGTCAACTAAGAGTGCTTGGAATATCCAAATCGAAGAAGGCACAACCAAAACCCCTTATTCACAAGCTCCCGAGGATTTAGGCTGGTCTACTGACATGAAAGTGCCAACGGCTGACAAGCGTTTCTTATGGAAGTTACACATTGACTATTTTAGTGATGGAACGGTTGCAGTCACACAGCCAACTATTGCTGGAATTATGGGTATTCAAGGTTTGCAAGGTTTGCCGGGCGAAACTGGTGCAGACGGTAAAACGCAGTATACGCATATTGCTTATGCCGATAATGCGACTGGTGGCGGATTTAGTCAGACCGACCAAACAAAAGCCTATATTGGCATGTACCAAGATTTCGTCGAAGCTGGAAGCAATGACCCAACCAAATACTTGTGGTCTAAATGGAAAGGTTCAGACGGTGCGCAGGGTATTCCTGGTAAGGCAGGAGCTGACGGTAAGACACCTTACATCCACTTTGCTTATGCTGACGACAACAAAGGTACTAACTTTAGCTTAACCGACAAGAACCAACAATACATGGGTTACTACAGCGACTACACGGAAGCTGACAGCACCGACTACAAAAAATATAAGTGGGTTGATAGGCTGGCGAATGTTAAGTTTGGGAATAAAAACCTCATTTTAAAATCGAATGACCTTGCAAATCCGCATAAGCAATCTGGTGCTAACACGACAGTAACATCAACTGATGACTATTTCGTTATAAAAAGCACTGGTTATACAGCGAACGCATGGGGCGGTATGTCGTGGAATATGTCTATTTCGGAAGTCAAAGCTGGTGAGGAATTCTCTATTTTAATGCCAGTCTATATTGACAGTTCGATTGATTTGGATAACGGTTGGAATTTTAATCTTAAAAATCATCCATCAAATTCAACGGCATATAACTACAGTATACCTGTAACTAAGAAAGACGAATGGTTTAACGTTGCAATAACGTTTAAAACTACTAAAGATGTCGTTTTTGATACTTATCCGTTTTATGTTTATCTCGTCAAGAATGGTCTAGTACGCATTAAGCCGCCTATGCTCGTTCGTGGAAATGTGATACCAAGCGATTATGTTGTCGCCTCAGAAGATACCCAAGAACAAATCGACAGCAAGGCAGATGACGCACTCACACAAGAGCAGTTAAACGCTTTAGCCGAAAAGAATAGAACGCTTGAAGCCGAGCTAGAAGCGAAAGCAGCGCTTGCGACTGTTGAAGCATGGAAAGAAGCCTATGACAGCTATGTTGCTCAAAACAACCAAGACAAAACAGAAGCTGAACAGAAACTTATCACGTTAACCAATCGTGTAGCTGAATGGGTTAAGGATTGGGAAGATAAGAAAGTCCAATGGTCGTTCTTAGACACTAATATGGATTTTGGCGCAGAGGGCTTGCGTTTGGGTAAGAAAGGTAGTCCAACATCTATCCTTATTTCAAACGACCGTATCGGCTTCTACTCGGGTGGTTCGGAAGTAGCGAGTATGTCAAACGGTACATTGACTATCGATAACGGTATATTCGCCAAGAGCTTGCAAATCGGACATTTTCGTGAAGAAGTGTACGAGGGCGACAATAATATTAATGTCATTCGTTGGGTTGACTAGAAAGGAGAAGAATTGGCAACAGTAACATTTAGTGGGTCTTATGGCTCACATATGAAATTTGAAGTTTTAATGGGTACGGTTAGCCAATCGGTGGCTAACAACACGTCAGTCATTCGTGTCTGGTGTAATCTCTACACCGACGGTTACGCTTCCATGTACGGTGTCACCGCGCCGCTAACCATTCAAGTTAACGGCGGTAGTGCGATTGAGAACGTAACAGTTAACATCAACGCTAACTCTAAAATCACCTTGTGGCAAAAAGAGTATACAATCGGACACAATGCCGACGGTACCAAGACAACTAATGTCTATTTAAAACTAGACCTTAACACAGGCGGCTATGGTTCGGCTGCCTATGGTTGGAATCCGACACTTACGACTATTCCACGAGCTAGTGACGTTAGCGCCTCAACTGGAACAATTGGAAGTGCTATGACAATCAACATCAGTCGTAAGTCGAGCTCGTTTACTCACACGGTCAAATACAGCTTTGGTTCAAAATCTGGCACAATTGCTACTGGCGTTGGAACATCTGTTAGTTGGACGCCACCAAACGACTTAGCAAGTGTCATTCCGAACGCTACAAGCGGTCTCGGCGGTATCACGGTAGAGACTTACAACGGTTCTACCAAAGTTGGTAGTAAGTCCGCACAGCTTACCTTAAACGTGCCTAGTTCCATGAAGCCAACCTTTACTGGTATTACGCTTTCGGACAACAATACGACTGTTCAAAACCTAATCCCAGACGGAAACACGTTCGTTGAAATCTTGTCACTTATCAAAGTCACCTTTAACGGCGCTAGCGGTATTCAAGGTTCAACGATTAAAGGTTACAAAGCTGAACTGGTAAACAATAACCAAACTGTCACATCAAATGGTGGTGCATTCGGTATTATTCGTAAAACTGGTGAAATAACCGTTAGGGCAAGCGTACAGGATAGTAGGGGGATTTGGTCTAACACCAAAGACACCAAAATCACCTTGCTAGAGTATTTCAGTCCTTTAAACAGCTTTAAAGTCGAGCGGTCAAGTTCGGCACGTACTACTTTAACGGTCACGAGAACGGCTAAAATAGCCCCGCTAACAGTCGGTGGCAAACAGCTTAATAAAATGACTATCAGTTTTAAAACTCGCCCTGTAGGCACGACGACATGGACGACAAACAACGGTGCCGCCTCTGGTACGTTTACAACCGTTGGCGAACTATTAAACAGTTCTGCTAACTTAGCTGGAACGTTTGCAGGTACTCAATCTTGGGAAGTATACGGTGAGGTTGAAGATTTATTTGATAAAACACCATTTTCAGCGATTATCTCAACTGACAGCGTACTTATCAGTAAGACTAAAAACGGTCTTGGTGTTGGCAAAATTCGTGAGCGTGGCATGCTTGATGTTGGTGGTGACATATACGCCAACAACCAGCAAATACAACAATATCCGCTAACTACCAAGAATGGCGGAAAGCTGACAGGAACCAATTTAACCGATATCAATAGCTTGTGGGATGTTGGTTACTATTACGTCAATAGTAGTGCTACAGGCTTGCCAATAGCTAGGTGGGGACAATTGTTTGTGGTATGCCCAGACGGAAATGGTACGACTAGGCAGCCAATGCAAATTTTCATTGCTGATGACGGTAGCGGTATATATACTCGTGTACATAATAGAGCTTCGACCGTTGGCGATTGGAAGTCGTGGACGAAATACCCAGCAGTTAACAGCGTTGTCGAGTTTACGGCAGTCAACCAAACTAAGGTGTATACGGCGACTATACCTGGTCCATACGGTTTTGCTTTAAGCTGTGTCCGCTCTGGAAATATCGTGACTGGCACAATTGATCGTACGTATCCAAGCAATCTTGCGTGGGACGGCACAGCAAGCGAAACTATCCCAAGTGGGTGGAGACCTGTTACACCAATGATTTTAGAAATCACAGCTGAAAGTTCTGGTGTACGTTTTAATGACTCTTACGCTCGTTTAAAATACAGTCCAAGTGGTGCAATAACTGGACGTATCAAGCTAACAGCAAGTCCGTTATGGTTTGGGGGTTCGATTACATGGATAACCAGTGACCCATTCCCAAGTTGATGAAAGGAGAAACATATGAAACTAAAATTTGGTTCGAAATCGCAAGAGTTTGCGGTTGACGGCACGGTGACAGGCACGAAAGTAACCTTGACGAATGATGAGGGCGCATTTTACCCCATCATGCTATCAGCTGATAAAATCAGCTTGTCAAACAGCGAATTGGAAGAAGCAGCGCTTGAAGTCATTTATCAAGAGAATTTTCGTGACAAGTACGAAAACGAGAAATTCAACGAAATCACGAAAGAGCTCGAAGAACACAAAGCAAATTCGGAGGTAGCACAAGCTACGTTATTAGACGTTGTCACTCAACTTTACGAACAAGGAGTGCTGACCGATGAAACTACTACACAAAATTAAAGACGAAATAGAAAGAGGAACAGACATGATGATTAAACTATATGCAATTAATATTATTTCAGGAAACTACCAATATGCCAAAGTGCCAAAATGCTTAAAGCCAAAAGTCAAAGCGCAAATCGCTCTCATGGTTGAAGATGATGAGCTTTTGGCAGAGTTGACAAAAGAAACCGCTGAATAAGCTTAGAAAGAAGGATTTCTGTAATGATATGGAGAATCGCCGACATTAACACAGGATTAGGAATTGCACTCGCGATTCTTAGCTTATTTACTTTCTTTCAGAGCAAAATGACGGCAAGCGAGCGACGCTTGACGGTTTTGGAAGAAGAAAATAAACAAAAAACGTTAACTTTAGAGGAATACAAGGACCGTTTGAACAAGCACGACAAGCAAAACGAAACGCTTATTATGCTTACTCAACAGATGACGAGTTTAACTGAAAAGGTTGAAAAAATCGACAATAAATTGGAGGAAGTCAAATGATTAATTGGAAATTGCGTTTTAAAAACAAAGCTACACTTATTGCTATTGCTAGTACGGTGATTTTGTTGATTCAACAGCTAGGTTTTAAACTACCAGACAATGTTGCTGATGTTGTCAATACGTTTCTGACCTTACTTGTCTTATTGGGCGTCGTTAACGACCCTACAACAGCAGGCGTTAAAGATAGTGGAACAGCTTTGACATATGACGAGCCAAAAGGTGATGACAATGAAGAAGAATGATTATTTTATTGACGTGTCGTCTTATCAGTCGGCAGATTTAACAGCTATTTGTCAGCAAGCAGGAACACGTAAAACGATTATCAAGGTTAGTGAGGGAACTGGCTATCTTTCACCTAATCGCTTTACGCAGGCACAAACGAGTGAACCAATCGGATATTATCACTTTGCTAGATTTGGTGGTAATATCAGTCAGGCAGTGGCAGAAGCTAACTACTTTTTGGCTAACTTGCCAACTAAAACACCTTATCTTGTCTGTGATTACGAGGATAGCGCTAGCATGTCCAAACAAGCCAATACAGACGCTGTTTTGGCGTTTATGGATAAATGTGCTAGTGCAGGCTATAAGCCTATATACTACAGCTACAAGCCTTATACGTTGTCAAACGTGGACTATACACAAATCATTGCTAAATATCCAAATTCACTTTGGATTGCAGCCTATCCAAATTATAACGTCACACCAGACCCAGTTTGGTCGGTCTTTCCGAGTATGGATGGCATCCGCTGGTGGCAATTTACATCAACTGGTGTTGCTGGCGGACTTGATAAAAACGTGGTCTTGTTAGATGATGACACAACACAAAGCACAAATTCAACATTCAAAGGAGAAGAAACAATGGACTTTCTATTTAATATTAAAGGTGACCCTGCTTGGAACGAAGGCACACTATATTTTTACAACGGACACACAAACCAAGTACGAGCACTAGCTCACGTTGACGAAATGAAAATCATTCAACAAATCTATAAAGATAACAACGGGCATGATATTCCGTCTTACACATGGACTAACCAAGCTCCTTGGTACGCACGCTTTTTCCGTGCTATGAATCCAGATTCAACATCTGCGGAGATTAAAGAAGCTATCAAAACGACTAAAGAACAATCAAAAGCGACTGTGGATGCCATCACAGCAGAGATTGCTAAATCTAAAGATGTTCCGCAAAAAGTGGAAGTTACTATCAAAGATAAATAAAATGCTATAATTAAACAGCAAACACTTTAACCCCCTAGCCTTTATGGCTGGGGGTCTTTTTTGTTGCCGTTATAACCACAAAAACAAAAAAAGTCCGTTAAAACGGACGAAAAAATTTAAAAAAAGTTTATAAAAAGGGTTGACAATATGTAGTATATATAGTACAATGTGTATGTAAGATAAAGAAAGACGAAAACGAGGTAAATAAAATGAAAGAAATCATGACACGAGCTTGGGAAATTGCAAAACAAGGTCAATCTAAATTTGGTGGTAAAGTTAGCGAATACATTTCAGAAGCTTTGAAAAAAGCATGGTTTGAATATCGCTCAGAAAAAGAAGAAAACACTTCTGCTAAAATGGAAGTAGTTCTTGCTAAATTAAGAAAAAACCAAAAATTCACAATCGCAACATTAATCGAACAATCACACGAACTTGAATTTAACGAAGTAATGCACAAAGCTGGTGCTTACTATGGTATCGAAGTAATCGCAGATGGTGATACAACCACTACAGTATACGTTAGCGAACGTATTTGGGAAGCAGCTTAATTCTATACAAAGGAGAAAAAATGGCAGAAAAATTAACAGCTCGTCAAAGAGCCAATAAAAAATGGAACGAAAAAAATCGAGAGCACAGAAATTATATGACTAAACGGTCAACAGCTCGTGGCTTTATTCGCAACCATGCCACAAAAGAAGATTTACTTGAATTGCAAGAACTAATTGAAGAAAATTTAAAAAAGTTTTAAAAAACACTTGACAAACTGTAGTTTATATACTACAATATAATTGTAAGATAAATAAAGAACAAACGAGGTAAACAAAATGAAAACAATTAAATTTAACAACAAAGTCGTAGCTGTACCAGCCGAAACAATCGTGGAATATTTGGAATATCGCAAAATTAATAAAGAACTAGAAAAAGGTTACAGCGAAGGTCTTAACCAAGCACAAGACAATCTGGCTCAAAATATTATGATTTGGGCTAATGACATCGCAGGTCTCAATACTAGTTTGCCAGAACTTGCTTTAGAACTTGAAAAAATCGCTCTTGAGCTTATTTAATTGAATATGTTATAATAAAAGCACCTCGTTTGAGGTGCTTTGTTTATCTTACAACCGCACCCATTTTTTGGGTGCTTTTTTAGTGCAAAATAAAAAGCCTTGTCCGTAAAGCTTGTGGTGGGGAATAGGTGGGAACAAGTGCTGGAAACGGCGCTGTAATAGGTTTTTATATTTTATCTTGTAATATAGGGATGATTTTCGTTAATTTTCTGGGACATCGGCAGATGCTGAGAGGTCGTGGAGTTCTTTGAATTCGGCGAGTTGTTTGCTGTACTTGTCAATAGCGGTATCTGTCGCGAAAGCACCAAGTGGGAGACGAAGTGGAAGTTGTGGGTTATTTGTCACTTGGTCGTAGATGATTTCAGCGGCTTTGATTGGGTCGCCTGCTTCGTGTCCAGCACCATTTTCATTTGTGGTGATAAAGTCAGTAAATTGTTGGTAGTCTTCAAGAGAAGGCAATGCCTTGTCAGAAGAACGTCCTGCCCAGTCAGTGCGGAAACCTGATGGTTCGATAATGAGTACTTGAATGTTTTTGTGAGCAACTTCTTTAGCTAATGATTCACTAAGTCCTTCAACCGCATATTTTGTTCCATGATAGAAAGAGAGTGTTGGGAATGAATACAAGCCACCGATAGATGAAAAATTGATAATCACACCTTCATTTTGTTTGCGCATGGTTGGCAAAACAGCGCGTGTCATATCAACAAGTCCCCAAACATTGACATCAAACATATATTGTACAGTTTCGCGATTACTTTCTTCAAATGTGCCAAAATAACCGATACCAGCATTGTTAACCAAAACATCAATCCTGCCAAATGTATCAAGCGTTGCTTTGACAGCTTTTTGAATCTCTTCTTGATTGGTAACGTCAAGTTTTAATTTCAAAATTTGACCGTGGTCAAACTCATCAAGATAGCTTAGCTGTTCTGGTTTACGAGCGGTAGCGACAAGATTGACATCATCTTTTTGAGCTAATAAACGTGCTAATTCCTTTCCGAAACCAGTTGAAGTACCAGTAATAAACCATGTTTTTGTCAT